ATTCGTTTGGATCTGGCAGATCGTCAAACCCGGATTTTTGTATGAATGATTTGAATTTATCTTTTGAAGGCGACTTTTCTTTATCATTTGAAGGCGACTTTGAAGGCGACTTTTCTTTATCCTTTGGAGGGGATCGTGACCTAGATCGTGATCTTGACCTAGATCCACCGGAATGTTTCTTTCTTGTTTTCTTCATTATATATACAAATGAAGAAAATATAAATAAATGGTTTATATAAACTATAAATCACAAATGGCTATTAGACGAATACAAAAAGATTTACATGATCTGAACAAAGACTGTCCCTCCAATTGTTCTGCGGGACCCGAGAACGACGATTTAATGAAATGGAAAGCCACATTAATTGGTCCATCAGAAACCCCCTATGAAAACGGCATTTTTAAGCTTTCTATTTCATTTCCTGCAGATTATCCATTCAAAGCGCCACATATAGTATTTGATACTAAAGTCTATCATCCAAATATAAATTCAACTGGCGGCATTTGTTTGGACATTTTAAAATCACAATGGAGCCCTGCGCTAAGTATAACAAAAGTATTGCTTTCCATCTGTTCTCTATTGTCTGATCCAAATCCCGACGATCCATTGACGCCAGAAATCGCGCGAATTTACAAGACCGATAGAGAAGAGTTCAATCGCATAGCAAAAGAATATACTGTTAAATACGCAAATTAAAATAAATCATATCAATGTGAATTGTATTAATGATAATAATGCAATTTACAGTAATAAACATGATTAAAAAAATAGTGAGTAGAATAATAATAGGATGGATGATAATTATAGTAATAACAATTTGTGGATTATATAATCAAATGAATAAAACCGGCACAAATTTTTACAGATTGGGACCACATGATGATTTTTTAGTAATTGGAATAAAAATAAACACACCAATAAAATATGGAGTGGTTATTACGTTTTGTTTTGTCAATAGTTTGATGCGAAACCTAGTTCGCAATGTTTTGAATCCTTGGATGATAAATATAATTCAGGACGCAAAAGTCAATAAACCAGTAAATATTAAGTGGTTTGCCTATGAAGCAACTTATGTAATTGCCATATACAATTGGGTAGATTGGTACATTTACATGAATTTATTATTGGCTCAAATGGACATGTTTATGACAGAAATGATTGCCGATTTGATTATGTCTGGAACAGTCACATACCATTATTTGCAGTTGGATCCCACAAATGATGATTTTGAAATGACTCAAATTGTTCATAATCCATTGTTGGCAGAAATTGTGTAAGTTTATTAATTGAATTTGCGATTCATCATCAATTGTCCAAAAGGACTCCAATATGGAAGAATTACTGGTTTTTGTTTCAAAACCCGCAATTCCTTGCTTGTTAAACAATGGCGATCCACGACGATTGAAAACGCATACTTATCAAACCATTCAGACGCCATAAAATAATTGCCCGACGTGGCAGCCGAATCCTCGCCAAATCCATTGTCCGCGCCCCACGAGTTTTCAATCAAATATCCATTGCCCTTTCCCTTGAAATTGTATCCGCGAATTATCATGGCATGAATTTGGGAGGATTGACGATAATTTAAAGCGTCGCATTTTTCCATGTTGTTATTGAATCCAAATATGTCATCATAATTAAATCCGGCCTCATCAAAAAAACCATTTCTTTTAGAAAAATATTTTTCTACATCACACCCGATCCAAACCGCCTCTTGCCTATCTATGGATTTTTTTACGGCATTTTGCATGACTTCAATGGGCACATTGATGTATTTAGAATTGTGCGTAGTTTCCATTTTTTGGTTGAGTTCAACCTCATAGGCTTTGTAATAGGGGGCTTGCTTGCATGGATAATTCATCAAACATACTTTGCTTTGGGCGTCATATGGCACACATTTTTTGTAAAATGTAACGGGATCAATGTCTTTGACAACGTTGTATTTTTTACTTGTTTTAGTGCCCTTGCTATAATATTCCCAGGTAATTTTTGTGGGAGGTTCTCCCAAAAACACCACTAATATTTTGTAGCATTCTTGCATGATTTCATCAATAATGTTTTCTTTGGATTCTCTAACGCGTTTTGCAGATTTTCTCAAAAAATCATTATAAAAATTAGTTAATTCTCCTGAGCTTGTGCTATGAAAATTGTCATCCATATTTGTTTTTGGCACAATTCCATATTTCTCTATCAGATTCACAAACATATTCCAGTCACCGCCGTCTTCAGTCAAATTATCAAGCAGATGAATAACTTTCAAATCATTTGTATTATAGCTAACAACATTATCCAATTGCACATTTTTGTTGTCCCGAACGTAATTTAAGAAGAAATTGGCCTTTTCCAACTTGTCGTAGAAAAACAGGTAATTCTGCGAGAATTCAAAATTGGGCTCCAATCCGTATTTTTTAATCATGGGCAATCGCATCACGTTCATGAAGGCAAATAACCAACATCTGCCCGAATTTTTTTGATCGGTGAGTTTTGTCTCAATGTTAATGAAATCACTAAACTTGGTGTTTTTGTTTTGAATATAATCGGCGTTCATGATGATGTTGGCGAATGCGTTTTTTGTATTCATGTTTTTAAATACCCGATTAACACGTGTTTTATTGAAATTTTGCGAGTATTCGGATATTTTTTTACGTGTTATATCATTTTTTGGCATTCATATACAACATAATGATATTTTATGGTGTATAATTAATGTTTTCTGGTTTTGCGGCCTCCTTTCTTGTTTTTATGTGTTTTTGATCTGCCACCTTTTCGCTCCTTTGGTGATTTTGGTGCTTTTGGTGCTTTTGGTGCTTTTGGTTCTGTTGGTGCTTTTGGTGCTTTTGGTGCTGGTTATGTTGGTGATGTTGGTGAACTTTTTCTAGATATTGGTGAATTTCGTCTAGATGTTGGTGGTGTTAAATTTGGAAAATATGTTTGAAAAAAATTATCTTTGGGCGATGACATTGTTATATAATTTACGCCGAAATTTTTTGTGCGTAAATTATATAACAATGGAAAACACCAAACAAATTGTGTCAATTGTCTCAAGCATTTTTGTGATAATTATTATCACTAAAATTGTAGAATTCTTAAAATCGGTTCCCAACTGTCAATGTGCTAAAATTACCGACACGGGCATTTTAGACAAAATTGTTTTCCTTGAAAAATCCATCATTGGCCTTATGGTTATTCAAATTTTACGCAAAGTCTATGAAATGTCGTCTTTTTCTTCTCTGACAAAGATTGACAATATAACCAAGATGAATTCGCCGCTAAATCTAATTTTATTTGCCGCCGCATTCTTGGTATATGTGTTTTTCATATACAATGTGAACAATTTCAAAGATGCGTTGGTAGTATCAAAGAACTCAAAAGAATCCTGCGAATGCATTGATAAATGGGAGAAAACTGCGCTTTACATTCAAGCAATTATTTACATGATTTCCGTGTCGGTAATTTTAATACTTGGTATGTTTTTAGTTAATATTTCATTGTTGAAGGGAACAAGTGGCAACTTTACAAATGTCATTATTTTATTAGTACTTTTTGTAATTGGCCTTGGAATATGGTCATTGTATGGCGGTGACATGAACGTTTTCTTGGAATATGCGATGAATCAATCAAAAGATGGGTTCCAATGCAATTGCGCATCTTGTTCCAAATAAAATGATATTTATTAATAATATAAGAATGATAAACCGATTGGCATATAGTGTTTTGCTTTTTTTGATAATATTCTCTATTGTTCATTATTTTAAACCTGGTCTTATTTACAATGAAAAAGGTGGATTTCGGCAATTTGGGCTCGGATATAAACAAAAAACCGTCATACCCATTTGGGTGTTTTCTATTGTTTTAGCAGTGTTCTGTTATTTAATATTATTTTATGTTGATAAATATGTCACATTGGATTTGTATTAATGCATAATTTACAAAATGTTACGCATTAATTAAACGTGAATTTATAGCGACTTGCTGCACATGGAATACAACAGACGACTAATATAGTAAAGGACAAAATATGTGATTGATGCGCCAATTACAGAAACATACCACATACTATTGCGACCTCGGGTGATGCCTAGCGCAAAACCGGACACAATTACCATTATAAAAAGAGCAAACATGAATATCATGATGAAGTAGAAAAAATTGCATTGATCGCTGCCAAGAGGGCTAAACAGAGTGTTCATTAATTCAGACATTGTATATCTTATTGAAAGAAAAAGAATGTGAAAAAGAATATTGTAATATTGTATATTTGAATCAACAATGGATAAAAATGCAAGCTCAAAACAAAGTGATTCAAGCAGAGAGCAACTATCACAAAGTGATTCAAGCCAAGATAATTTTGTGTGGGATATTGTTGACAAACATTTTAGTGAGAATCCCCAGAGTTTAGTAAGACATCATGTTGAATCATACAATGATTTTTTTAAACAAAGCATTTACAAGATTTTTAAGGAGAAGAATCCCGTTCAAATTGTTTCTAAATATGATGAATCCATTGGAGAATATCGGTCAAAATGCAATATGTATATCGGCGGCAAAAATGGCGATCTTATCCATTTTGCTAAACCCGTCATTTATGATTCCAACGCACATTATATGTTTCCCAACGAAGCGCGTTTGCGAAATATGACATATGCCATGACCATTCATGTAGATGTGGATTTGGAGTTTATTGATATTTTGGAAGATGGCGAGCTGCCACATATTGATGTTGAAATGGATCCGAATGCGGACCCCGTAGATCGCCCGGAACGCCCAAAGAATTACAAGAAGAATGCGAAAGTAGACAAATTGGAAGGAAACAAAGAAATTAGTGGGGGCTCAAATTACTATGGTGATGATGGCGCCTTATTAGGTGGAGCCAAAGCCGACGCCAAAAAAGTCCAGGTCCAATTCACACCTAATGAAAAGGCCGATTTGCGCAACCGATTAGAGAAATCGGTTAACACGCTTAATATTCAGACGCGCAATGCTCAACTCAAAAACATATTCTTTGGAAAATTCCCCATCATGGTTCAATCGGATTTCTGCATCTTGGCTGGTCTGCCTCGCGACATGCGTTTCAATATGGGAGAATGTAAAAATGATTTGGGTGGTTACTTCATTATTGACGGCAAAGAAAAGACCGTGGTGCCCCAAGAAAAATTCGGCGATAATATGTTGCGCATTTCTAAAGTGGATGATGAAAAAACTCTTTTTATAGCAGAGATCAAAAGTGTCTCTGAAAACACCGCCAAACCTATTCGCACATTGCGCATTGAACTCGTAAAATGCGGCGCCCGATATTCCAACATGAATATTGTTGTGAATATTCCCAATGTGCGAAAACCCGTGCCTCTATTCATTGTGTTTCGCGCTCTCGGTTTATCAACCGACAAGGAAATTATTGAAACATGCTTGTTGGATCTAGACAAGAATTCGGCCATGATGGATCTATTTATCCCCTCCATTCACGATGCCGGAATAATTATGACCCAAACGGAGGCCCTACATTTTATCGCGCAACTCACTAAAACCAAAACAAATACTAACGTATTGTTTATTTTGACTGACTATTTTTTGCCGCACATTGGAGAGACGAATTACACAGAAAAGGCGTATTTCTTGGGATACATGGTGAAGCGATTGTTGTCGGCATACCAGGGGATGGAGCCGCCAATAGACCGTGACAGTTTCCGATATAAGCGCGTTGAATTAGTGGGAACTTTATTGAATGATTTATTTCGCGAATATTACAAGGCGCAGTTCAAGCACATTAGTGTGTCTTTTGAGAAGAAATTGTATTACAATTTGCAGATTTATGAGAACGATTTGCACGGGTTGGTGATGACAAATTACAAGACCATTTTTGATGAACGCATTGTGGAAAAAGGATTTCATAGAGCATTTAAGGGCAATTGGGGATCAACAGAACATACCAAGCGTATAGGTGTGGTTCAGGATTTGAATCGTCTGTCTTTTAATTCGGCGCTCAGTCATTTGCGCAAAACAAATATGTCAATGGATGCCGGCGCAAAATTGGTGGGACCGCGAATTTTAAATGGGTCGCAGTGGGGTTTAGTGGATCCAATTGATACGCCCGACGGCGGCAATATTGGTTTGCATAAACAGTTGTGTATAATGACCTATGTGTCGCGAGCAGTTTCTAGAGAACCTATAATCCGATGGCTCAAAGAGAAATGCGACTTAAAATATATTGAGGAATGTGGGAAGAAAAATCTGGATAAAATGACCAAAGTGATCGTCAATGGATATTGGGCGGGCAGCGTGCTGAATCCCATGGAACTCGTTGAGCGTTTCAAGATTTACCGCCGGAATGGCCTTGTCCCTCTTTTCATTAGTATTTGTTTTGAGAGTCAGGCAAATGCAATTTCCATCTTCACGGATGAAGGGCGTTTATGCCGGCCAATTTTCTATTTTGACCAGGATTTGAACAAAATGTCATTTGAAATGATTAAAGCCACGACGGATTTCTCATGGGCAAAATTATTATCGGGGTTTAATAAACGCAAGGATGGCAATGAAACCGCGTTAAATTCAACGGAATTTTATGAATTGTATCAGATGTATGACGGCATAGATAGTCAAGAAACCAATCCTGCCAAGTTGAAGCGGTTTATTGAAAACAAGGGCATAATTGATTATATAGACCCCAATGAAGAAGAGACCGCGCTAATTTGTATGAAGATGAGTGAATACAATAAGTTGAAGAAATTCACTCATTGCGAAATCCACGAATCCTTCATCTTTGGCATGATGTGCAATTTGATTATTTATCCCCATCATAATCCGGCGGTCAGAAATTCGTTTTCTACTGGACAAAGCAAACAGGCCGTGTCAATGTATCACACGAATTTCACCATGCGCATGGACAAGACCGCCCTTATCCTTAATCAAGGACAAAAACCGCTGGTCAAATCCCGATATTATGAACACATATGTCACGAAGAGAATTCCTATGGTGAAAATACCATTGTGGCGCTGATGTGTTATACTGGATACAACGTGGAAGACGCCGTCCTCATTAATGAAGGCGCACTTCAGCGTGGATTGTTCAGAACCACCTATTACAGTGTTTATGAATCACACGAGGAACGCTCGGATGCAAGTAGCAAACGGTTTATCAATATTAATGATACGCCGCTTACTGTGCGTGGAATTAAAAAGGAGCATGATTATAGTAAATTGGACGAGTATGGTCTAGTCAAAGAAGGCACCGAAATGAATGACCGCACCGTCATCATCGGATGCGCGCATTTCAGTAACGATTCAGATGAGATCCAAGATGCGTCCAAGACTACCAAGAAGGGACAGCTTGGAATCGTGGACAAGTCCTACATCACTGAAGGTGAGGAAGGCACCAAAATCGCCAAGGTGCGTATTCGCGAGGAAAGAATACCGACGGTAGGAGATAAGATGGCGTCCCGATCAGGACAGAAAGGCACGATTGGACAGATTATTCCGGAGCGGGACATGCCTTTTACCAAGAATGGATTGCGGCCGGATATCATTGTTAACCCACATGCGATGCCTACAAGAATGACGGTGGGACAATTGGTGGAATGCTTGGTGGGCAAGGCGTGTTTAAATATGGGATATCACGGAGATTGTACGGCATTTATGTCAAGTGATAAGCAGATTGGTGCGTTTGGTGAAATTTTGAATAAATGTAATTATCACTCGTCTGGCAACGAATTAATGTATAATGGAATGACGGGTGAACTGTTGGAGGCGGAAGTGTATGTTGGTCCCAATTATTATATGAGATTGAAACACATGGTGAAGGACAAGATCAATTATCGTGCAAAGGGACCGCGAACATTATTGACGCGGCAGCCGGTGAGTGGTCGCGCGAATGACGGTGGATTGCGTATAGGTGAAATGGAGCGCGACGTTATCATATCACATGGCGCTACCGATTTCTTGAAAGAGTCGCTGTTGGTTCGCGGCGATGAATATTATATGGCTGTTTGTAATAAGACGGGCGCGATTGCAATATACAATCCAGAAAAGAATATGTTTATGAGTCCAATGGCGGATGGTCCGTTGAGATTTGTGGAATCATTAGATGGACTGAAAATGGATGTTGAACATATCACCAAATATGGTCGCAGTTTTAGTGTTGTCAGAGTGCCATATGTATTCAAATTACTGATGCACGAATTGCAGGCAATGAATGTGAAAATGAGCATTATAACGGAGGAAAATATTAACCAGTTTGATAATATGAATTTTTCTCGGAATATAGAATTTTTGACTGGACATGAGAAGATTGAGAGTATTATGAGTGAAACGGATTCAGCATTGAAGAAAAAATATCCGAAGAAGAATGAATTGGGAGAGATAGAGATTCAGCTTCACAAAGATAAAGAGAATAAGTTAATTGGAAATTATAACCCTTATGAATATGCTGATGATGAAAACGCAGATCCTTACGCAGGAAATTACAATAAATATGAGCCGCTGGAATACAATGAATATGGAGAGATCGTTGAAATTAATAAAGGAAACTATGATGTTCAAGGCAATTATATTGGCGAGTTTGAATTGCGAGGGGGTAAATCAAAGAAACCGAGCATAATAGATGACATCAGAACACGCAGCATGATTGATAAAAATGAAATACAAATGATTGATAAAAATGAAATAAAAACGTGCGATGCAGTTGTTTTTAATGGTGATAATAAGAAATCTCGCATATGGACCGTTAAGAATGTGACGGGTGATTTTGCCACGATAGAGACGACGGATATGGAAAATCTAAGTCATAATGATTCTGTCCATGTAGTCAATGTTCGCGATTTGATTAAGGCAGACAATTTGTTGCCTATTCCTAATTTCAATCCTGTTTCAACTCCTGTTTCAACTCCGGTTGGACACATTCAACCGCATCCAGATCAATATGGTCCCGGCATTCAATTTGCGCCAGTCATTAATGTTGTTACTGGAAATGATAATGAGAATAAAATTGAATCTGCCGCAGTTCCTAATGCTGCTCCTTCGGTTCCTTTGGAACACACACAATCCATAGACAACATTCCAATGATTCGGAAACCAGCGGATAAACAAAAATCGGTATCATTTGGGGAAGAAAATGATAAAGTGGATGCGTTGCCAACCAAAGGAGCTATTGTGGTTAAGAAAATTTAATTTGCATAAAATGGTCAAAAAATTGATTCAAAAAAATCCCGAAACAATATAGACAATATATTATACATAACATATAGTCTTTTAAAATGTCAAGCGAAACAACCATGATTTATAATTCTAGAAAAAATTTATTGGACATTTTATCCAGTTTGGGATACAAAACCGAAGAATACATGTCATTTTCAACCAATGAAGTAGAAGCTATGATAATAAATGTTCAATTAGATATGTTGATTGAGTATTCGGATGAAATCACGGGGACCTCTTACAATAACAGCAAAGTTTATGTAAAATACATGCTTGCTGCTAAGGCAATTCGTTTGAAATCGGCAATAGAGGAAATCATAGAGGAATTATATGATTTAGAAGAAGTTTTGAAAAAAAGTGACACACTTATTGTGGTGGTAAATGATGAGCCAAATGATACTATGGTGGAGAAGTTGAAATTCTGGCATGATTCGCGAGGCATTCACGTTATAATCCACAATATTAAACGTCTGCAGTACAATATTTTGAAGCACAAACTTGTACCTAAGCATGAAATATTGACGGAAATTCAGACGGCGGATTTGGTAAAACAATACAATTTGAAAACTGTGAAGCAGTTGCCTGAGATATCAAGATTTGATCCGGTGTCGCTGATGATTTGCATGAGACCAGGGCAAGTGTGCAAGATTTACAGAAAGAGTCAGACGTCGGTGGTGTCGGATTATTACCGAGTCTGTGTTTAATTGTGTCAATGATAAATATAGGACTGATGACGGAG